ATGCTCGATGCGGCGAGCAACTGACCCTTGAGCGAAGTATTTCCGGGAGCGTTCCGGTTGATGCCGCCGTACACCGTGACGTTGGTACCGTTGTCGAACCCGTCCACGAAGCTGTCGGGGAGCAATGTATTCCCCGTGTTGTTCGTGTAAATCAGGCCGCCCATGTTCTGCATCGTGATCGCGTAGGCGTCGTTCATCCGCGCCTTGAGCAGCGAGATTTCGCGATCGGTCGCCTGGATGACGGTTTCGCCAAAGGGCAGCGGGATCGGCACCACCCAATAGCACGTCGGGAACTGGAAGTTCTGGACGCCCGGGGTAATGACCGGGGCGTTGAACCCGCCGCCGTAACCCGTGAACTGGCCCTGCACCATGCTCTGGCTCTGCACCGGCACGGTGATCTGCGACAGACCGCCCGCCGATCGCTGCGCCGCCCCGATCAGATAGAACAGCGTGGGCGTGCTGTAATACAGCTGCACGAAGAGCCTCGGAACGAACGCCCTCCGCGTCGCCGAGGTTAACTCGTTATACAATGAGCCTGTTGGTACTGCGCCCTGGCCGGGTAGCGGCATGGTTCTTGCCCCCTATTCTGACTATTGCCGACCGGCGGCAATCGCGCCCGGCAACGTGCGCGACAGGAATTCGTCGTCGCGGCCCTCGAGCAGCGCCTTGAGCGCCTCGTCGCCGCCGGTGTCGGGCGTCGGCGTGAAGAAGTCGAACCCGTAATGGCCGCTGACAGGCGGCGGCGGCGCGGGGTGCTCTTTTTCCCACGCTGCGAGAGCATGTTTATGAGACATGATGCCCTCGGCCTGCATGAAGTCTTCGATCTGCTTTTGGCCCTCTTCCGTCACGCCGGCATTTTTCAGATAAGCGCGGCCCGCGGCGAACTGCCGATTAAAATCAGCTTGCTGCGCGGTGGTTTGGGCCTCTGTCTGTTTCGATTGCTGACCCTCGATAAATTCAGTCTGCTTCTTTTCGAGGGCGGCGAACCGTTCGTCGAATTCCTGCCTGATGCGGATTTCCGGCGGCAACTGATCGGGCAATGCCTCGGCGAATGAACGCTGGAAAATCTCCCGCGCCTTCGGATTGGCGTTGATCTTCTCTGCCACGCCCTTGAGGCGCATCAGCTCGGCATATTCGACTTCGGAGATTTCGGGCATGGCTTAGGTCTTCGATCCGGCGTTGGGGACGTGCTGGATTGCGGTCTGCGGCGAGCGCGTGGGCGTCGTCGGCGGCCGGCCCATGTCCTGTTTGGAGAAATCGACGCGGACGATCTGCTCGTCGCGCTTCGGGATGCTCTTTGAAGGATCGCTGAAGATATTCGTGGCCATGTCAGCCTGTCCTCATGCCATCGGAGGCGGCGCACCGCCGCCAGGAGGTCCGGGGGGAGGCGCGCCGCCGCCATGCATCTGGGCGGCCTGCGCAGCCTGAATCATCGGAGAATTCTGCCGCGCCATCAGAAGCTGGCGCTGCGCCTCGGTCATCTGGATGCCCGGCGATACGGCGCCGGGAGGAACGTGCTTCGCCAGCTTGTTCAGGGCCTCACGCACGTCCTTCGCCATGTCCGATCCGACGGGCATGCCAGGAAGGAGATGCGTCAAGCCCATAACAAGCAAAGCGAGTTTGGCTTGGGCCTGAGCCTCAAGTCCGCGCTCCGGCACCGGGCTGGTTGCCGGCTGAATGCCGGTCGCCTGCGGCGGAGGCGCCCCAGGCGCAGACGGCGGAGCGCCCGGAGGCGCCCCGCTGCCCGGAGGCATCATGTCAGGCATGGTGCCAGCCTCGCATCGGCCTACTTGCGGCCGTGGCGCTTACCGCGCCGATCACGCTTCAGCATGGGAAATCTCCCGTTTCTGGGTTGCACCCTCCGCGGAACCTCGCCACTCGGGCGGAGAAACGTCGGCACCGCGGACAATTTTTACTGTTGACGGAAACGGGTACGTCACGTCAGGGGGTTGCGAGCGGCTTACAACCGGGATAAAAGGATTTTCATGACGAACGATGGAAATGTAACGGAACGCCTAACCCCAAAGCAGGTCGCTGCGCTGCTGGGGGTGAACATCGATACTTTGCAGGAATGGCGTAAGAGACGGATCGGGCCGCCGTTTACCAGAATGGTGACGCGGATTATCTACAAGCGCAGCGATATCGAGGCGTGGGAACAGCGCAACCGGGTGGAGTGCGGGGATTAACCCGGCGCGTGGCCGCCCGGCTTGGCGTGGCCGGAACCCCGCTTCTCGAAAAACTCTGGATGCTGCAGCATAAATTCCCGCTGCGCCTTCTGATCTTCCTTGTAGCGGTCGATCAGAATGTCCTTGTGATTGAACGGCAACTGCTCAATCGCGCTGACCCCATTGACGAAGCCCGACTTGACCCCGAAGGCGATCAATTGCGCATGGTCGTCGGCGTAGATCGGACTTGAGGTATGGGCATCGACCGCGATGCGTCGGTCATCGGGAAGCTGTGCCAGCAGGAATTCGCTTTCGACTTGGTTCGGATCAACCCATACGGCTCGCGCGTCCTTGGCCTGCAGCACCGACAGCGTGATATCGGCCGCGTTGGCGCACTGACGCTCGACGAGCAATGAGCGATCCCGCAACCGCGGCGATCCGGTCTTCATCAGCGTATCAGTCTGCACCCCGGAGCGCACCCCCGGCTCGCCCGACCCAGCCATGATCGGCGGGAAACCGGATACCTTGTCCATCAACATCAGGATTTGGCCAACCAGCGGGATCAGCTGCTCGGGCAGCTTCGGCGTCAAATCCTGAACCTGGGCGCCCGGTGGCAACCCCGCGTATCCCTGGGTTCGGAATTTTCCGTAGAACTCGTCGGTGATCCCGTCATAGCCAGGGAAGGCCAGGATTTTGTCGATCTGCTGGCCCATCAGCCGCCTGGTGTCGTCGAGATGCGTCGTCAGCCATTCCTGCAATTGCAGCAGATCGACCAGTTCCGAGCGCCCCCAGAAATAGCCGTTGACATAATTAGTCTGGATCACCGAGTACGGCTGATCGTTGGAGGGCGTTTCGACCCCGCCGTCCGCCCCGAGGCCGTGCTCGATGAACAGGTTGATGTGGCGGAACTGCGGGCTGACCAGGATATCCGGCTCGATGAGGCGGATCGTGGTGTAGCCGCCCTCTCGGGCGTCGTCGCGCACCCATAGCTCATGCATCGCAAATAGTTGCGGCGCGACCTGCGGCCCCAGCATCGCGAAATTCGGATCGTTCAACAATTGCACGACGCCGCCCGGGGTCGGCTGCGTCATGTTTTGCAGGCTGGTGTCGAGCACGGCGGTCGAAAGAACCTGGTGCATAAAGCTGCTGGGCACACCGATCCCGGTTTCGCGGTTCCCGGTCGCCGTGATCCGTTTGTACAGTTTTTCAGGATCGGGCAGGTGCCGCACCATGCGCCAGACCTCGGCACGGTTCAGCAACACGGTTTCGACAAAGCATTCCTGGTCGGCGAGACTGTTGACGTTTTCCTGGTAGACGCCGAAAGCCCACGGTGGAACGAGCCGGGTTCCCTGGAAAACAAAATTGCCGTCGGGGCCTTTCCCGGCGAGGTGCTTCATCAGGTAGCACCCGTATCCGAGCGCGCCCTTGACGCCATGCCCGAATTGCAAGTCGATGGTTTTGCGTTCCCATTCGCGGGAAACGATCCGCGCCGCAACGCCGCCCTGCTCAAGAATTTGCTTGGGATAAATATTCTCGTAGTCGATCGCGAACCGCAGTTCCGAGGGCGAAAACAGATGCGAGGCCACGCGGTCAACGTGCGCCTCGAGCATGTTGGCGAGGCCCAAGCCGCCAGCGGCGCGGCCCGTCTCCATCCACTGCCCGTATGACCGATACGCCGCCGAGCGCTGCCCGATGCTGACCCGGCAATCCTCGATCCATTGCAGGCTCTTGGCGACGAGGCCGTTGATGTTCTTGGGCAGCAGCATCAGGCTTTATTCATCCTCCCGGCGGCGGCCATCGCAGGGGCCGTATTGGGATGAGCGGCGGTCAGCCCGCGTATCGCGAATTGCAGTTCCGGCGAGCTGCCGCTACCCGGCGACCAACCGCCGCTTCCCATCGGGTTAGGACTGAACCCGGCGCCCGGCAGGGCCGTGGAGCGCCAGGGCTCGCCCTTCGGGATGTGCTGCGGGATATAGGCGATGTCGCCCTCGCGCATCTGCGATGGATCTTTCATGTTGGTGATCTTCGTCGTCGAGTGAAGCTCCGCGGCCTGATGCCTCTGGAATTCCTCGACGATCGCGCGATCTTCCTGTGCCGGAGATTCTTTTTCACCCGCTCGGTAGGAATCTTCGAGCATGGTGCGGGCTTCGTCGGCTCGCTGCACCGAAGCTTCCTCTGTCCGGCGATACGCCTGGTCGACTGCCTGGGCGTACCCGTTGCGGATCATCGGTGCCTGCGGGACGAATACTTCGGTTGGAGGCGTCTCGTCGGAAACCCATGCGCGGCAGACCGGGCAGCGCTCGGGCGGCGGCGACGACGGCGGGACGTGGAAATGGGTAAACTGTTCCTCGCAGTCCGGGCATTTCCAGGTTTTCGTCTGTCCGACGCGAGCGCCGCTTTCCTTGGTCTTCCATGCGCCGGCCATCACCACCTCCGTTGCCCTGTCCATCGTCGCGCGCCGGCGGCGCCGTGCAAAGCCCGTTGCTGGCTTTCCCATTCCTGTCGTTGGCGCGCATTCTGCTTCGTCTTGAAGAAAGCGTCGAGATGGTTCTGCACAAAGAGTTGATATTGGTCGGTGAATGACATGCTGAGTTTGGCGCGCTCCGCCTCGCGGGTGCGCCCTCCGGCGATCAGCCCGCGGCGCAGCCGGTCATCCCAAGCCCAGATTGCCAGCGCGGCCGCAAACGTCCGATCATCGCGATTGTCGCCGTCGGCGGCGATCTTGTCGCCATTGCGCGAAATCGATCGCATCTCGTCCAGCAGGTCCAGGCTACGCGGCCTGAACACGCCGTTATGCAGATAGTTGCGACACGATTCCATCAACGGAACCTTGTTCTGCACGCTGGTCTTCCACCACGCGCTGTTGTTGGAGATCAGTATGGAATCAACCCGAGAATAGAGATAATGCCTGGCGTTGTTGAAGATATTGCCGATCCCTAGATCCTGCGCTGCCTGCCGCAGGTAACCCTGCTGCACGATGGTCCGGGTCATGTTGAACTGGCGATAGAGTTCGGCTCCCGGGCCGTTCAATTCGCCGATGTCCATTACCGTAGTTCCGGCCTTCGACCCGTAATAGCCAACGAGCGTCCATAGCAGCCAAGCGAATTGGTGCGGCTGGATGCTGGCCGAGGCATATTCCGCAACCTGATCGATGCCGTCCGCGTAGCACCGCATCACCTGGGCCGCCGAGTAGTCGTTGTCTTCGTCGTGCCCGAATGCCGGGTCGGCCGAGATGATGTAGACGCTGTGCGCCATCGGCTCTTCCCAGATCCGCAACTCGATATCGCGCCGATTGATCGCCTTCTTGCAATCACAGGTCACGAAATCCTGGCCGGGCCAGAAACGGTAATAGCTCGGCTTCTGCGGGTCAGTGGCCAGTTGCGAGGCGAGTGCACTGAGCTTGTCGGGCATGAAGAAGCTCGACCCGCTCATCTGAAAGGCGTCATCCTCGACCCACGGCTGCTCGGCCGTGACGTAACTATCCTCAGCTTCGTCGTCATCGAGGTCGCGGGCCGGATCGGTGCGCCAGCGATACCAGGCGAGCTGCTCCTGGGTTACCTGCCAGTCGTAAAGCCGCCGCACCGCATCGATACGGTCGCGCTCTTTGGCGTTCGGCGGGTCGGCCCCGTAGGCGCTGAATTTCGGGTCGTCACGAGTGATCTGCTGCGAATCCTTGGCCCACCAGCCGATGAACAGCGTCCGCTTGCTGATCTGGTCGGCTTTGGCATCGGTCCATAGCTTGTGCCAAAGCTCGTAACCACGGGCTGTACTTTCCCAAATATAGAGACGATCCGGGAAGCTATCCGAAAGCGATTGCTTGAAAGAAACGACGCCCTCGTGGTTCGCCCAGCTCGAAATTTCGCTGCAGTGAACGAAGTTCAACCCCAATGATCGCCCAAGGCCGCCGCCGGAGCGATTATTTCTTGTGCCCGCTTGCATGAACATGAGCCAGGAGTCGTTTTCCAGGATCAGCACATCCCGGTTCCGGCTCTTGATCTTCGGGAAATGCAGCCGCGCCGGCAGGTCTTCGAGCGCCTCTTCGATTTCGCGACGGGCCGCGGCAGTGTTGAAGGCGGAGTCAAATACCATCGCCCCGCGAAGATGCGGATGAATGCCGAGCCAGAAAACCGACAGCGCTCTCGTGCCGGTCGACATCCCAAGCTGACGACTTTTCAGGCAATAAAATTCGTGACAGTCGGCCGCCAGGCCGCTGAAGATTTCCTCGTAAAACATGGTCTGGGCGCGATAGAGGCTTTCGCCCAGCATCATCCGGGCGCCGTCGCGCGAGGAAATCGGAAAGACTTCAGCGAATTCGTAGAACGATTCCCGGAACGCCGCGACCTTGGCCGGATTCCACGATCCCGCCACGGCTACCGCCTGCCGTAGGCAAGGTTCTGCTGGCGCTGCCGCTCTTCGTCGTTGATGATTTCCTGCGTACGCACATCGACGCGGCTCTTGGCGATGGCCCAGAACGCGGCGGCGTTGGGCGCCACATCGCTCAGCATGAATTCGATTGGATCTCCGCCCGGCGGAACGATCACGACCGCGCCGGCGAATTCATCCTGTTCTATCGCCCCGATCCGCTTCGCCATCGCCAGGAACGGATCGGCCAGATCGCTCATGACGACGCCGACGCCTGGGCGATGACGCGCTTCGAATAGGACGCCAACTGCAGAAGGATTTCCGAATCGATAGCACCGCCGCCGCGCGTGATCTGGGCGATGTTCTGCATCAAGTTATAGGGCACATTTTCGTAGACGATGAACCCGCCGGCGGTCAGTTGCCAGAATTCCGA